GGTGCCGATGCTGCCACCACCCTTGCTGCCATCTATGAGGCAGCTGCTCTGGTGTTCACCAATACCAATGAGCTGCCCACATGGCTGGCCATGGGGCCCCAGGGCTGGCGGCAGCTCGGTGGGCTGGTGGATCTGGCCGGTAGGCCGATCTTCCCCAGCATCGGGGCAACCAATGCCGTAGGTACCAGCCAGGCCACCAGCTTTGAGGGCAGGGTGGCTGGTCTCCGAACCACGATCACCCCTGGGATCACTGACAGCACAATGTATATGGGCAATGGTGTTGGCCTTGAGGCTTACATTTACCGTTTCCCCGTACTGTCTCAGGTTGAGCCGAGCATCCTTGGCAGGCAGATTGCCGTAGCAATCGCGCTGGGTCTCTACACAGCCACCACCACCGAGGCTGGCCCCGGTGGCACCCCGGCTGCTCTCAAAGAGGGCATTGTCAAGATCGCACCGTGACCGAAAACCCTTGCGCTGCTTACGCTCTGTAGTGGCCGGCCGCCCTACACCCTATGCAGCGCAAGGGTTTTCACCCTTTGTAACGAAACTCAGAGAGGGTGTAACGATATGGGACGACTGAGCCGAGAGGCTGGTGGCCTCGGTGACTACAGCGAGAATGCCAATGACAATGAGACCCCCGAGCCAGAGGCCGAGCCTGAGCTGGTGGATGACAGCTGGCCTGTGATGGATCTGCCACCGGCCGATGAGGATGAGCCAGCATGACAGCAGCCGGATATTACGATCAGAGCTACCCACCCTCGATCTTTGGGCCCCCGGCTGCTGCTGACCCATCGATCTCGGCTCTCTTGCCCACCACCGTGAGCGCTGCAGCTGGGCCGACCACGGTGCAGGTCAACGGCACCAATTTTGAGGCAGGCTCGGTGATCGAGATCGATCAGGTGGCTGTGCCAACCACTTTCGTATCTGCCACTCGACTGACCACCAGCTATGACCCCACAGTGGCTGGCACGGTGGTCTTTACGGTGCGCAACCCCAATGATGAAGAATCCAACTCAGTGAGCTTTGTGGTCACATGAGTGCCCCGGTGGTGCCCCTCGGGCCCAGGTTCCCACCGAGCTTTGTCTGGGATGGCAACCCTGCCACGGTGGTGGAGCAAGCGCGCTCACAGCTGGCTCTACTGCCCACCGATCCCGATATGCCCCGGCTCGGGATGGTGGCCGATGCAGCCATAGAGCTGGTCAGACAGTACCTAGATTGGCCTGTGCCGTTCGATGATCTGGCCCAGGCCGATCCCATCCCAGCACCGGTATTCCAAGCCTGTGTGACGATCACAGTCGAGGGCTATCGGCGCAAAGATGCCACCTTTGGGATCACCGGCTCATTCACTGCAGACGGTATCCCGATCAAGATCAGCAACGATTGGCTGGCACCGGCTCTCAATCTGGTGGCCCCGTACAAACAACGCTGGGGGCTGGCATGACGGTGCCTATCATCACCCCGGCTCGGCCGATCATCACCGATGCCATGGCACCGATCATCGATGCCCTGACAGCTGGGGGCATCCGAGCCACCACAGATCTCAAGATGCTTAACCCACCCTGTGTGTATCTGGCAGCCCCTGAGCTTGAGTTTCGTTTTCGTCAAGGGGATTTCACTGCCACTTACACCATGCTGCTGGTGGCAGCCAACACCAGCAGACGGCTGGCCTTTGATGAGATGAGCCAGCTCATCGTGCAAGTGCAGACCATCCTCGGTGAGCGCGCTCGATCTGCTCGGCCGGTGGATGTGCCCACCAATGACGGCTCAGCCATCCTGCTGGGCTATGAGTTCACCTGGGCCGAAAGGGTCAGGCAACCCCCACCCCAGCTTGGAGGATCAGAAAGATGACTGCACCAGCACCTGTGCTGCCCACCGATACCGGGCAGCTCGGCCCAGGTACCCTGACCATCGGTGATGCCGGTACGTTGCTCGACATCTCTTGCTACATCAACAATGTCGGGATCGAGGTATCGAAAGATACCGGTGACCAGACCACAAAGCTTTGCGGCGCAACACGTCCGGGGGTCACCACCTACACCTATCAGCTCACCGGCAATGTAGATGTGGATCTGGCCAACGCATCTGGGTTGCTGGCCCTCAGCTGGGATAGTGCAGGCAGCACCCAGGCCTTTAGCTTTATCCCTAATACAGCGCTGGGGGTTGAGTTTGCTGGCACGCTGGTGATCGATCCGCTCAACGTCACAGCCGATGAGTATGGGGGAGATCTAACCTCAGATTTCACCTGGGACATCATCGGAAAGCCCAGCCGCACCGTGCCCAGTGGTGGTGGCGTGGCCATCACTGGTGTGACAGACGGTAGCCCCGGCTCATTCACACCTGGGAATGCCACCGTGCCAGCCAATCTGGCTGCACTCAAGGCCGATCCTGTGGTGGGTGATGCTGTGCATACCGGGGCAGCTTGGACTACCGGCCAGAGTGTCAATCTGGGCACCGGCTCGGCTCATTGGAGTGGGACTGCCTGGGTCACTGGGGTGACCCCCTAGATGGCCGGTGGGATCGAGGCAACCATACGGGTGCAAGGCCTCAATGATCTGGTGAAAACGATGCGTAAAGCTGGCATCGATATGTCAGATCTCAAAGAGGCCAACAAAGCTGCTGGCACCATCGTGGCCACTCGGGGCAAGAGTGTTGCCCCGAGACTCACCGGCAAGCTGGCTGCCTCGATCCGGCCGAGCAAGACAGCTCGGAAAGCCGTTGTCCGAGCTGGGGGCTCGACTCTCCGGTACGCAAAGTTTCAAGAATTTGGCTCTAGCAAGAACACTGCCAAGCACTATCTGTATGGCTCTGCTGAGTACACCCAGCCCGAGTGGCTGCCCCAGTATGAGCTAGAGATGTCCAGAATCATTGCCAGGATCAAGGGAGCATGAGCCATGAGAAAGCTAGAGATCCACGTTGTGATGGAAGATGGCTCAGCCCATGATGTTTCGAGCCGATCGAGCGACTATGTGGCCTATGAGGCCGAGGCACGTAAGAAAGGCTGGGGCAGCCTGAGTGACAGCCCGAGCACCTGGGAGGCCTACGTGGCCTATCGCGCGCTCATCCGCACTCGGGCCCTGTCAATGCCTTTCGATGTTTTCTTGGACTCGGTAGACATCATCGAGGCCACCCCGGCTGAGACAGAGGCACTGGGAAAGGCACTTACGGCCGTCTCATAGTTGAGCTGGCCCTACGTACCCACATCCCACCCTCGGCCTGGCTGGCCGAGAGTGACGAGATCATCGAGACAGCTGTGGCCATACTGACCGAGGGAGATGCTGAGAGCCGTGGCAGCAAACCGGACACAGCTAACGGTCGAGATCCTCACCGACGCAACAAAGGCAGCTCAAGGGCTCAATCAGGCAGCTGACGGGTTCCAACAATTTGCCAGCAAGGCTGGCAAGGCTGTGGCTGGGATGTTTGCCGGTGCAGCCATTCTCGATTTTGCCAAGCAAGCCGTTAATGCTGCATCCGATCTACAGCAAGCCATGGGTGGGGTTGATGCTGTATTCAAGGGCTCGGCTGCCCAGGTGCATGAGTGGGCATCGGATACCACAGACTCGATCCGGCTGCCCCAGAGTGAGTTTGAGAATCTGGCCACCATCATCGGCTCTCAGCTCAAGAATGCTGGGGTGGCCATGGATGATCTGGCCCCCAAGACAAAGGATCTCATCCAGCTGGGTGCCGATCTCGGCTCACGTTTCGGCAAGAGCACAGCCGAGGGGGTGCAGGCACTCTCATCGGCACTCAAGGGAGAGATGGACCCCCTAGAGGCCTTTGGTGTGACGCTCAACGCCAATGCTGTCAATGCCGAGATCTTGGCCCTGGGGCTCGACACCAGCACCACAGCTGCAGCGCAATCGGCCAAGGCTCAGGCCACTCTCTCGGTGATCATGAAACAAACGGCCGATGCTCAGGGGGCAGCTGCCTCGGAGAGTGACACATACGCTGCAGCCCAAGAGTCTCTCAATGAGCAGTGGACAAACATGCTGGCTGCCGTTGGTGGCCCCCTGCTGTCCACTCTGGCCAGCTTGATGAGTGCCCTGGGTGGATTGCTGCCGATCGTCACCCCGCTGCTGGTGGGGGTCTCTGAGCTGGCCGTAGCGCTCACCGAGATCCCAGGGCCAGCCTTGGCCACGATCGCTGCATTCTCGGGATGGATGGTGCTGCAGAGCTTCACCCAGGGTGCTGCCCTCATCCCCACGATCATGCTCAATGCTCGGGTGGCCCTCATGCTGGCTGCCACAGCGATGAAAGGCTTTCTGGCCTCGATCGGCCCGATCGGCTGGGCCATCCTGGCCGTGGGTGCTATCGCCACAGCCATCTCGATCTTTAGCCATGATGCTGACGATGATCTCAAAGCCGTTGAAGAGTCATACAAATCGATGACCGATGCCTTTAAGCAAGGGGGCATGGCCAAGCTCAAAGAGGAGATTTTTGACACCAGCAAGGCTGGTGGGTTTGCCGATGCCCTGACCAATGCCGGGGTCTCGATGCAGACCTACATCGATGCCTCGGTGGGGGCCAAGGGGGCATCTGAGCAGCTGGCTGCCGAGGTAGTGGCTGCCACTGCCTCGATCTTTGATCAGGGCAAGGCCTTTGGGGATGTTGGTGATGCTGCCAAGGCAGCCGGTATCAACTCTCTTGAGTTCATCGGGGCTGTGGCCTCTGGGGATCTCGGCCAGCTCACCACAAAGATGCAGGCCTACGCAGACTCTCAGGCTGCTCTCACCGGCAACACCCAGACCGGCATCGACATCATGAACAAGTGGAACGATGCCACCAAGAATGGTCAGGCCACGGCAACGGCTCTGCTCAATGTCAATGCTCTAGCCACTCAGAACCAAGAGAAACTCAGCGAGAGCCTGGGATCTGCTGCCGAGAAAGCCAAGGCACTGGGCACAGCTCAGGGGGATGCTGCATCCGAGACCCTGACACTTGCTGCAGCCCAGGAGAAACTCAAAGAGGATACCGATGCAGCCAAGAAGGCTGTGGAGAGTACCGGTGCCACAACCTTTCTCACTGCAATGAAGAATGAGACTGACAATGCCAATCGAGCCCTAGAGATCTTCCTGACCACGATCGAGGCATTCACCACTCGGAATGAGGCAGCCGAGGCAGGCACGGTGGGCTGGGTCCGAGGGCTGCAGGATGCAGGCACAGCACTCAAGGCAATGACCGATGAGGGCAAGGTCTCGGTGGATGCTCTGGCCAATTGGGATGTGGTGGCACTGCAGGCCACCGATGCCAGCCAGAAAGCCTATGACGCGCTCAACGGCCAGGCTCAGGGCTATGCCTCGGTGGTCACCAATGCTTACTCAGCAGCCGGGGGTGTGGCTGCTGGTGCAGTGGCCACCGATGCAGCTGCCACGGCTGCCAACAATGCTCATGCTGAGTTTCTCAAGATGGCCATGGCAGCTGGGCTCACCGAGCAGCAGGCCACAGCCCTTGCCAATCAGCTGGGGATCTTGGATGCCACCCAGATCGATCCCAAGGTGTTTGAGCTGATTGCCCAGGATGAGGGTGCCCGGCTCAAGCTGCAGCAGCTGCAGGCTCAGGGCATCGATCCAAAGACTGTGACGGTATCGGCTGTCACCGATCCGGCCACCGGGGCTGTCTCCCAGATGCTCAGCTACATCGATGCCTCTGGGGCCACTGTCAATGTTGACGCTACGGTCAACGATGCCACCGGCCAGATCGGCAAGGTGGAGGATGCCAACTATGAGGCTGTGATCAAGACAGGGGCCGAGACAGGCAAGGCAGCCGGTGACATCAATAAGACTGCCAAGGACAGCTATGAGGCCAGAGTCAAGGTCTCGGCCGATACCAGTCAAGCCACCCAGGCTGTTAATAGCTTGGTGATCTCGATCAATTCACAGGTCGGCC